AATTGATGTGCGAAAGGCTTGGTCTTAAATTTATAATTCATATGTTTACTTTTTCTTTCTAATATCCTATATATAGGTTGAAAGGAAAAAAGTCAATAATGAAATATGAAGACATAAAAAATATCAATTCGAAAGTATATGTAATACAAGAATTACCAGGAACTAGATTAGGCACACCAAAATTTAACATAATGGGAGCTTCAAGGTATGGAGAATTAATTACTTTATTACCAGAAAGTTCTCAAATAATAATGTCACCAGGACCACTAATATTTAAACTTAGAAAACTTCTAAAAAACTTTACAGAAAAAGATTATTTATTATTAACAGGCGATCCTGCCATAATTGGTGTAGCTTGTTCTATAGTATCAGAGATTACTAATGGAAAATTTAGTTTTTTAAAATGGGATAGACAAGAGAAAATGTATTACCCTATAAAAGTCAACCTATACGAGAAAGGAAATATTGAAGAATAAGCTTGACATAGGATTTTATATAACTATAAATAACATACGAAAGATAAAAAAGGAGGAAAATGAACATAAACTTTGAACAAGATAAACAAGACTCGTTAACAAAAGTTAACGATGCTAAATCTTTATCTGAACAGGTTGTAAAACTACAATCTATGGAAGAGGACTTAGTAAAACAAGAGGAACACGTTAAGAAACTTAAAAAAGATATTGAAGTCATATCGGGCGAGGTTATACCTACTATGATGCAAGAGATGAATTTATCTACTCTTAAATTATCTGATGGTTCTTCTGTTGAAGTAAAACAAATTTATGGTGCCTCAATATCACCTGCAAAAAAGGAAGAGGCATTTAACTGGCTTCGTAACAACGGCTTGGGTGATCTTATTAAAAATGAGATCACGGTTTCCTTTGGTCGTAACGAAGATAACAAGGCAGCAGATTATGCTGTCCTTGCACAAGGTCAAGGATATCAACCTGTCCAGAAATTAAAGGTTGAGCCTATGACACTTAAAGCTTTAGTCCGTGAGCGTCTTGAAGCTGGACAAGAGATGCCCACGGAACTATTTAACGTGTTCGCAGGAAACCGAACCAAAATAACAAGGAGTAAATAACGATGAGCAAAGAACCAATAAAGAAGGCGAATGGGTCATTGGCGGTGAGCAACTTTGAACAAGACGCTAATATGGGAATGAGTAATCTAACTCAAGATGATTTAGCATTACCATTTCTAAAAATACTTGGACAATTATCTCCAGAGGTAAACAAAAGAGATGGCAAGTATATAGAAGGGGCAGCACCTGGAATGATATACAATTCAGTAACAGGCGACCTTTTCGATGGTGAGAAGGGTGTGATTGTCATACCTTGTCACTACAAGTTGGAGTATGTTGAATGGAGAGATAGAGGTAAAGATGGATCGGGAGCACCGGTAAATATTTATCCGTCTTCTTCAGACATCATGACTAAAACAACAAGAGGGGCAGACTATAAAGATAGGTTATCAAATGGTAACTATATTGAAAAAACTGCTCAACACTTCATACTGGTTGCAGGAAATGTTCCTACAACTGCATTGATTGCCATGAAATCTACACAATTAAAGATTAGTAGAAAATGGAACTCTATGATGCAAAGTATAAAACTTAAAGGTAAGAACGGAATGTTTACACCTGCATCATTCAGTCATCAATATGTGTTGAAGACTAATCAACAATCCAACGACAAAGGTAGTTGGTTTGGTTGGGAAGTTACCAAATTAGGTCCAGTTGAGAATGCTGATCTTTACCATCAAGCTAAAAGTTTTGCAGAGAGTATCTCTAAAGGAGATGTTCAAGTAAAACATGGTGAAGAAGCTCAAACGAGTGAAGCAAGTCATTACTAGAATCCTAGGTTGTGGGCGTGGATGCGAGAGTGGAAGCGCCCACAAAATATTCGCATGGAACAGAAATTTGTTAAAATATTTGATGGATTAAAAAGAGATTATGGATACGCAGAAATTACTAACGGCTACAAAGACTCAACCACAGGAAAGTTTAAAGTAAAACACGGTTGGGCAGGTAAACCATTAACTAGTTTAGATTATATTCAACATCTCAAGGGAGAGAAGTCTATTGGCATACAACCTTGTGATGATAGTGGTATGGTTAGTTTTGGTGCCATAGATATAGATTCAAAAGCATATCAAAATTTTAGTCCTAGAAAATATTTAGAAATAATTCAAAAAAATAATATACCTGTAATACCAGTTAAATCTAAGAGTGGTGGATTACATTTATACATACACACAAAAGAAAAAGTCAAAGCTAGTTTTTTAAGAAATTTTTTAGACAAACTATTATATACATTAGAGTTAGATCCAACAACAGAAATATATCCAAAACAAACGGAACTTGGAACAGGATCAGATGGTAGTTTTACTAATGGTAATTTTATTAACCTACCATACTATAATAAAATAGAACGAGTAGCTTTAAATTTAGATGGCACAGAGTTTACATTTGATCAATATATACAAGTGGTTGAAGCTAATTTAAAAAGTGAAAAAGAACTAAATGAGTTTATTGATGATCATATAAGTAAAATATTACTAGGCGGTGCAGAAGAATTTAATGACGGACCACCGTGTCTACAAGCTATATCAAAAACAATTGATGACAGTAATAAGTTACCTGATGAAAGAGATAGATTCTTATTTAATTATATGGTTTTTTGTAAAAAGAAATACCCAGATCTTTGGGAAAAGAAAGTTTTAGATGGTGCGAGAAAGTATATTTTATACGATGAAGAGTGGGGTGATAAAAAAGTATTGGATAAAATTAAGTCTTGGCGTAAACCAACTGCAGGTCATCTTTGTGATCAAGATCCAATCAGAAATTTTTGTATTAAATCAGAATGTGCCAAAAGACAATTTGGTTATATGTCAGACAAACAAAAGAAATTTCCGCAACTGTCAGCTTTAATTAGAATAGACTATATACCTGAACCCGAGTTTAGATTCACAGTTCATTTTAATGATAAACAAGATGGTGAAAAAAGTAAACAAGTATTAGCTAGAGATGTCAATTACTTAATGGATATGGAAAAGTGTAGAAGATTAATTGCATCACATACACCGATAGCACCACCAAGAATAAAACAAGACGAATTTCAATCTATTATAGAAAAATTAAAAGAAACAGAAACAGTGCAACCACCTCCCGCAGGTACATCACCAAAAGAATTACTACATAAATATTTGGATGAACACATACACGGAGTTCCTGCAGTAAGTGCTGCATCATTTAGTAGTGGGTCTGTATTAAAAGAAGAGGGCTTTGCATATTTTACTATGGAAGTATTTTTTAATTACTTAAAAAATAAAGAATGGAAAATGAAATATGAAAAGACTGGTAGAATGTTAATTGAAGAATTTAAATCAGAACTAGGACATTTAAAAAGATATCCTAAAAAAGACACAGATAAGAAATCACATAATCCTATTCGTTGTATAAAGATTCCTTTGTCATTTTTTCCAAGAGAAGAGGAGGATGTAGAAATATTAGATAGAAAAGATAAGGATCAAATACTGTGATAAAAAAATTCTACGGACCACCAGGCACAGGTAAGACTGAAAAATTAATTCGTAGAGCATTAGCTTATATAAGAGTTGGCACAGATGTAAAAAAGATTGGTTATTTTGCTTTTACTAAAAAAGCGGCATACACAGCAAAAGAAAGAATGCTTAGTAAGAATAAAGATTTTAATAAAAAAGATTTAAAACATTTTCAAACATTACACTCATTAGCTTTTCACACACTAGGATTAAAAGAAGAGAATGTTATGCAAGATTATCATTATGATGATCTTGGAAAAGAATTAAGTATTAGTGTTAAAGCAAAAGGTGACTTTGATACTTCACCTTACATGACTTGTGATAATGAATACTTTCAAATTATTTTAAAATCTAGAGAAAAAAATATAGAGGTGTGGGATGAATATTGCACAGGAGATTACAGCAAGGACATAAATCCTGATATATTAAAACACGTAGCAGCTAATTATTTTGAATATAAAAAAGCTAATAATTTAGTGGATTATAGCGATATGATACATCAATTCGTAAACAAATCACACCTATGTCCTAGTTTTGATGTTGTATTTATTGACGAAGCTCAAGACTTATCTCCGATACAATGGATGATGTATGACATACTAAAAGCTAATACTAAGGATATGTATCTTGCAGGGGATGATGATCAAGCCATATATGCATGGGCAGGAGCGGATGTAGATAGATTTATAAAAGAACCTGCAACAGAAGTAATATTAAAAAAATCAAGAAGAGTTCCAAGAAAAGTTCAAGACATATCAAACATAATTGTAAATAGGATAGAGGGATTAAGGGCAGATAAAACATATCATCCAAGAGAGGAGGATGGGTTGTGTGAAAAAATTAATAACTTGGATAATGTAGATCTCATGAAAGATAACTGGTTAATACTAACTAGAACTAGATCTAAGTCTGTGCAAATAGCAAAAGAATTAAAACAACGAGGTATATTTTTTGAAAGTAAATTTTTTAAAAGTCTAAATACTAAACTACATAAGGCAGCTGTCTATTATTCTAGATGGACAGATGGTCAAGAATTAAATCAAAAAGAAATTGATGATGTAGAAGATTATATGTCGGACGATAATTGGAATGAGTTAGTCCCTTGGTTTGAAGCTTTTGATAAAGCTAATCTTGAAGATAAAAATTACATTAGATTATTACTATCAAACAAAGAAAAGTTATCAGAATCACCTAGAGTTAAGATATCTACAATACACGCAGCAAAGGGTGGTGAGTCTGATAATGTTCTACTTGTGCTAGATAATGCTAGAAAAATAAGAGAATCTGTGTTAAAAAATGTTAGAAAAAGAGATGAAGAACATAGAGTTTGGTACGTTGGAGTTACACGTAGCAGAAAAAATTTATACTTGATGAGAGCAAAAATAGAAAGGTATGGCTATAATTTATGACGCATAAGGACATGTTTAAATCTAGTAATTATGGTTCACTAGAAAAACAAGTAGGTGGCAATCATTACTCAAAGATGAAGATTCAACCTGCAGAGTTTATCAATGAAAACAAATTATTATTTGCAGAGGGTAATGCTATAAAATATATTTGTAGGCACCAGTCTAAAGGAAAAGAAAAAGATATTCAAAAAGCTATTCACTATCTTGAAATGATATTAGAAAGAGATTATTCGTGAAAGTATTAGATCTTTTTGCAGGTATAGGTGGCTTTGCATTAGGTTTAGAATCAACAGGTTTTTTTGAGACAGTAAAATTTGTTGAGAAAGATAAATACTGTCAGAAAGTTTTAAGAAAAAACTTTCCTAATATACCAATCGAGGAGGATATAAAAAATGTCAAAGGAAAAGAAGGAGACGCAGATGTCATTGTGGGAGGATTCCCCTGCCAACCAATGTCAGTCGCAGGAAAAAGAAAAGGAACAGATGACGACCGCTATCTCTG